ATGATTAACGATTCTGCTTCCTTATTCCAAGTTACTTGGACATCAATCCCTGTAACATGGGTAGGCGGTTCAGCACCAACATTAGCACCAGCAGGTGGATTTACTGTGATTACTTTATGGAAAGTTGGCACTACTGTTTATGGTGCGCTAGTAGGACAGGTGGCATAATGTTATTCCAAAAATTATTAGGCGCTTTCCCTGTGCAAACAGGATTTCCTTTGGTAAACAGCCCAACCCTAACTATATTACCAAACGCTGACCCTATTGTAGTTAATTTACCTAGTGGTATAGTTGCTGGAAATGGATTAATTATTATAGTCACACAATATGATGGTGGGACTTTTACAACACCAACAGGGTGGACTTTAATTAACAGCACAAAAAACACAGCAACTAATGCGCCAAGAACCGCTGTATATGCAAGGGTTGCAACTGGCACAGAAGGCTCAACCGTAACTATAAGTACTAATGCTGGTTTACAAGAAGCGACTGCAATAGCTTTTAGAGTTACTAATTGGTTTGGTGCAATAACTGCTGGCATAGAAGCAACAGCTATACAGGAAACTACAACAACCCCAAACCCTCCATCAGAAACAGCATCATGGGGTAGCGCAGATAATTTATGGATAGCCTATGTTGGAAGTCGTGGTAGTAGAGCTTTAACTGCGTACCCAACCAACTACAATCTTTATCAGACACAGGCTTTAAATCCTTTGGGTAGTGATAGAGGTGAAACTTTTATGGCTGGTAGAGAGTTAGCTACAGCAACGGAAGACCCTAGCGCATTTACTTTTAGCGGAACTGCTCGTGAAGTTGTTACTGGAACTTTGGCAATAAGAGGCAGACCTTTTGAGGCTAACGCAAATATTTGGTTAGCATCTTCTACATTGTCGGGGTTAGATGATAACACAAGAGTTACAAATTGGATTAATTTAGGAAAAGACGGCTCAATTTATAACGCAACTGGAACAACAACTGCGCCAATAAAGACAACATTAAGTGGAATTCCTACTTTACAGTTTAATGCTACAACAGATATTGTTTTGGCTTTAGCTAATGCTTTTACAGCGACATCTAACTGTTCATTTTTCATTGTTGGCTATCAGACAGCTAATCGTTTACTCGGATTTGGTGGCGCAAGCCCTAATGGAAATTCTTTTTGGGGGTATTCAGGAAATAATGGTGTAACTGCATTGCTAAGGAACACATCAGATGCTGGTCTAACAGTTAGTTCTCAAACTTCTGTAGCAGGGTTAAAAGCATATGGAGTTGTTAAAACAGGAACGACCTCAACTACCACTTACGATAATAGCACAACAGGGGTAGGAAGAGCTGGCATCTCTGGTAACTTTATATTTGGTAAAATTGGTACAAGAGACTTTAGCAATATCGCAGATAATCAAAGGTCAACTGGATATATAGCAGAGGTGCTTTATTTTGATTCCGCATTGTCAGCCACAGATGCTGCAACTGTAATGACTAATCTTAGACAAAGAAATGGGATTGCATAGAAATGTATATATTAATTAAAGACAGTAATATAGAGAAGTACCCATACTCTGTTGAACAACTAAAAAAAGACAATCCGAATGTGTCGTTTCCATACAACATTACTCCTGAATTGCTTACTGAATATGGAGTATTCCATGTTGTTCCTACCAATTATCCTCAAGTTGATTACACAAAGACTGTGATGGAAGGTACTCCAGTCAGACAAAGAACAAGACACGAAGATGGTACATATAAAGCTGATGACGAGAGCACACCTATAGATGAGGCTTGGGAATGGGTGCAAGTATGGGAAGTGTCAGACGCTACTGCAGAGCAGGTTGCAGACAGAATAGCTAATTTAAACGCACAAGCTGAAGCAAATAGAACTGAAGCATACAGAACAGAATCCGATCCATTGTTCTTTAAATGGCAACGAGGCGAGGCAACAGAGCAAGATTGGTTGTACAAGGTATCAGAGATTAGAGCAAGGTATCCAAAGATTTAATTATGCAAACATGGAATTCTGTAAATCAAACATCAAACACATGGTCTGATATAGCTAATCAGTTGTATGTTTTTGCTGGATATTGGGTTGATGGATACACATTAGATGAGGACTCTCAATGGACTAACAGTTCATTCAGCACAAGCTCATGGACTAAAATTGAAACGTAAGGAATAAATCATGCCAAAAGACAAAGTAAGTGAATGGTCAACAAACCCAGCGCAAAATTTAGATGTTGGAGGTATTGATATTGCTGAAAACTGTGCGCCATCTAATATCAACAATGCTATTCGTGAGGTAATGGCTCAAATTAAGGATATGCAAACTGGCGCTGATGGTGATAATTTTGCTGTTGCTGGTAACTTATCTGTTACTGGCACGTCAACTTTAACTGGCAACGTGACAGCGTCAGGAACTCTGGCGGTTACTGGTCTCACTACAGCAACTGGCGGTGTTAATGGAGACATATTCGCAAGCAATGGTACATCTAAGGTTCTAGAAAACGGAACTGATGGCACTAACGCAACGTTTACAGGAACTGCATCACTAGCAACAAATATTGCTGGCGGTGACGCAGGTAGGATTCCTTACAATACTGCTGCTGGAGCTACTGCATTTACTGCTGCTGGTACTGCAGGTCAAGTATTGTTATCGAATGGTACATCAGCACCTAGTTTTGGCAGTAGTATAAAAGCAGATACTGTCAAAACAGCAACAGGATCATCCGTTGTATTTAGCAACGTTATTCCTTCTTGGGCTAGAAGAATTACTGTGATATTTGAAAATGTTAGTATGTCAGGAACTGATGCAACTCTCGTTCAATTAGGAACTGGATCTACTCCTACTTGGGTTACTACTGGATACGTTAGTGCAAGTGCAAGAATTATTCAAGGCGGTACAACACAAAACTCTAACAGTAGCACAGCAGGTTTTATTTTAAGAAATGGTGATGCTGCTAGAGCAAATCATGGGTTAATGACAATATGTTTGCTTACCGCAAATAGGTGGGTTGCTAGTCATTCTATGAGACAGGTAGACGGATCTGACTCCGCAGTTATAACAGGAGGAGGAAGTGCAGATGCTGGTGCAACAGTTACTAGTATTCGTGTTATAGGAGATACAACAAACACATTTGATTCAGGATCAATCAACATACTATTCGAGTAAAATATGCCTACACAAAAAATTGATTTTACAGAGTGGACTCCAGACCAACCTAGCATTGTTAAGAATTTATCTAATGCTAAGAATGTTGTTCCAACATCAATTGGATTTGCTCCGTTTCCATCTTCTGCAGATTACTCAAACGCTGCGACTGAAGATTTGAATGCTGTGTTTGTTGCTAAATATGCAAATACTACTTCTATCTTTGCTGGTGGCGCAAGCAAGCTATTTAAATATAACAGTTTAGATAGAAATTTGGATGACGTTTCTAGAACAACTGGATCGTATGGATCTGTTCAAAATTGGAGATTTACTCAGTTTGGGGATTTAGTAATTGCAGCAAACAACACAACTAAGCTGCAATCATTCATCTCTGGCAATTTTGTTGACTTGTCAGCAGATGCGCCTATCGCAAAGTATGTTGCAGTTGTTAGAGACTTTGTTGTTGCTGCCAACTTAGATTCTGGAGCAAGTTTTAATAAGGTTCAATGGTCTGATATTAACGATGAATCTGACTGGGTGTCTGGTGGAGCTTCGCAATCAGATTTTCAAATCATCCCAGATGGTGGGAATATTACAGGCATAACTGGTGGTGAATTTGGACTAATATTCTTAGAGCGAGCAATTGTTCGCATGACCTATATTGGCTCTCCATTATTCTTCCAGTTTGATACTGTATCTAAGACTCTTGGCTGCGTATATGATAACTCAATTGTTAAGTATGCAAACACAAGCTACTTCTTAGGTGAGGATGGCTTCTATTCATGCGATGGCAAATCAGTAGTTCCTATTGGTACTCAAAAGGTTGATAAGTGGTTTTTTACAAACGCAAATCCATCTTTGCTGAATACAATTAGTGCTGCAGCAGATCCATCAAGAAAAATAATTATGTGGAACTTTGCAAACATATTTGGTGGAAGATCAATAATTATCTACAACTGGCAGGTTGATAAGTGGTCATATGTAGATACAACCACAGAGATATTAGCGACTATTAATAGTGCTGGTGTTACATTGGAGGCGCTAGACTTCCCATCTGAAATAAATGCTTTTGCGATGACTAATGGCAAGAGCTATACAATCACAAATTTAGGCAAGAATGTTAACTGGGCATCTATAGGCGCAACAACTCCTGTAATTGGTGCTAAGTTTACTAGGAATGCTACAGCAATTACTGGCACTAGTGCAACGTACTCACAGTCTGGAACTACCACATTAACAGTCACAATGACTGCTCATGGACTTTCAAACGGAGATTCTGTTTACCTAGACTTTACAACAGGAACTGCTGTTGATGGAAACTACACAGTAACAGTTTTAACTGCAAACACATTCACCATAGTTCAGGCTGTTGCTAGAACAACTAGTGGCAACGTGACTGTCCATAGCGGAAGAGTTATTGATATGGCTTTGGCTACCACAAACAAGCAAACGATGGACACTTTGACAACGTCTCTTGACTCTGTTCTGTATGCTGGTGGCGCTTACTTTATGGGTGGTGCTGATGGTGCAAGGATTGTTACGTTTACTGGATCAAATTTAACAGCACAGATAGATACTGGAGACTTTGGAAGCCAAAGAAACTCTGTTGTAACTCTTGCTAGACCTTTAGTTGATAACGGAAGTGCGGATGTTGCAATTGCTTCTAGAAATTTATTGAGTGATACACCTCCATTTAGCGCTTACACTAGCGCAAGTAATGAAAATAGAGTACCATTGAGAAGCAACGGAAAGTACCACAAATTGTCTGTCGTGCCAACTGGTGGTGGATGGACTAATGCTATCGGGATTGAGGTTGAATATCAAGAGCAAGGAAGTAGATAATGGCTGTAAATAACCAGTATCGTGTACTTAACCCATCTGGCTCAGAGCCAAGAGAAATATCAGAAGTAGTTAACAATCTGATGAATGGTAAGTCAAATAATACTGGCGAAGTTACTCTTGGTGCATCTTGGTCTTCATCAACAATTATATACAACGAGAGAATTGGTTACGACTCTGTAATATTGCTTACACCATACTCTGCTGCTGCTATTGCAGATAAAGCTCCTTATGGTTCATTTAGCAACAATACAGACATAACAGCTCCAAGCGTAGGTTCTACAGCCGTAGTACTTTTTGACACCACAGAAGAAGAGAATGGTGTTTACAGAGACACTACAAACACATCTAGAATATATGTGAGAAATGCAGGTACATACAATGTACAGTTTTCTTTGCAGTTAGTGAATAAGTCTAACGCTCCTCAGTATGCAGATGTATGGTTTAGATTAAGCGGAACTGATGTTGTAAGAAGTGCAAGTCGCTTTGATATTCCTGCTAGAAAGAGTGAAAGCGACTGGAGTCATGTAGTTGGCACAGTAAATATATTCTTAGATATGGAAGCAGGTCAGTATGTTGAAATTGCTGGTACTACTTCAAGCGTAGATGTCGGACTGGAGCATTATCCTGCAGATACGGGTATCCCAAGACCTGCTATCCCTTCTGCAATTTTTACTGTGCAATATATATCTTTGGCATCTATGACTAACGTATATGTAAGTAGTCAGCAAAAAGGTCAGGCTACACTAACTCACTTTGCTAACAATACTGCAGATAAGACATACAAATATATTGTGATTGGATAATGGAAGCTATATACATACCACCAAACGAACTAAGAAATGAATGGAAGTGGGTTCGTGAGGGATTAGAGGTAGTAAGAGGTAAAGGTCATCCAGAATGGTTACCAGAAGACATTTACTGTGACTGCTTTCAACAAAGAGCAATGTTATGGATAGCAAAAGATAGATCTGGCTTCATGGTATTACAGCCAATAGGTGATACGATGCACATATGGGCAGCATGGTTAAGATCTGGAAGCAAAGAAGACTTAAAAAAAGGTATTGATTTAGCAGTTCAAATATCTAAAAGAGGTGACTGTAAGAAGTTAACTTTCACATCAAATCGGAGAGGGTGGGAAGCTAAAGCGAAAGAATTAGGATTCATTCCCAAGACATGGGAATTAAAATTAGGGGATTAATATGTTTAAGATTTTCAACCCACTCTGGTTAGCGCAAAACTACTTCACATTCTGGGGTGGTGGCGGAGACCAATCATCGACAACAAGTCAAGGCATTGACCCAATGATTAGACCTTATGTACAAAGAGGTCTGAAGGAGGCAACTAGACTTTTCAAGAACTACACTCCAAAGTATTACGAAGGTCAAACATACGTCTCGCCATCTGAGCAAACAACAGAGGCTATGCGTATGGCTGAAGAGCGAGCAAGAGCTGGTTCTCCATTATTGAAATCTGCACAGCAACAACAGCAAGATGTAATTAGTGGTGCGTATCTACAAAATAACCCATACTTTGAACAGGCATTAAGAGGCGCTTCTCAAGGCGCTACAACAGTTTTTAACGATGCCATCCGTAATGCACAATCAACTGCGTCAGCAGCAGGTCGTTATGGATCTGGAGCTTCTGCAGACATCCAAAATCGTGCAGCTACTACTCTTGCCAATACACTTGCTAATAAATATGGTGAGCTTGCATATGATAACTTTTCCGCAGAAAGACAAAGACAAGAGGCTGCTATTGCAAGAGCGCCATCACTTGCTAATGCTGATTACTATGATATTAATCAGTTGTTGCAAGTTGGTCAGTCTGGTGAAGAGTACGATCAACGTGCGCTTGATGCTGATATTAATAGATTCAACTTCCAGCAAAATCTTCCATACGCAGTACTTGATAAGTACTTGAGTTCTGTATATGGAGCGCCTCAAGGATCTGTATCTCAAACTGAAACATCTAGTAGCAAGATTGTATGTACAATGATGAATGAAGAGTATGGCTTCGGTAGCTTCCGTAACAAGATTTGGCTTGCACATTCTGCGAATATGCCAAACGCTAAAGTTTACGAGAAAGGCTATCACACAATGTTCTTGCCATTAATTGCTTTTGCAAAACGTAAAGGCACTATTAATCGCATAGTTAAAAACACTCTTGAGCATATTGCTCGACATCGTACTGCAGACATCTGGAAGCAGAAGCATGGCAAGCGTGACACTCTAGGAGCTATCTATCGCTTTATATTAGAGCCTATCTGCTACATTGTAGGCAAAGTGAAGGGAGCTTAATATGGGCGCACCAGTATTAATTGGAGCAGGAGTTGGAGCTTTAGGATCTGCATTGTCAGGTCAGAATCCACTCAAGGGAGCGCTAATAGGTGGCGGTCTTGGTGGTGCTGGAGCTGGCATTCAAAGTCTTATGCAAGGCGGTAGCTTTATGTCTGGCGCTTTGCCATTCATGTCAGAGACTGTAAAACCTGCAGCAATGGCTTCTATAGCTCAAGGCGGAGGTGCTGCTATGCCAGCATATTCAGCTCCTATCGGCATGGCTAACACATTTGACTTAGCAACTAATGCAACAGTAAACGCAGCAAATCAAGCTGGTACAGTTGCCGAGTTTGCTCCTGCAATGTTTGCAGCGACTCCTGCTGCTGGCGGATTAACTGCTGCAGCTACATCAGTTCCATTTATGCAGCAACTTGGCTACACAATGGATGAAGTAAAAAGTATGCTTCCAGAGATGTCTGCTGCTAACGTTATTGGTGGTCTTGGTGTAGCAAATCAATATGCGAACTCTAGAAGACCAACAGTACAAGCTCCTGCTGGTGGTATCTCTCGTGCAAATCCACCATCTGGTGAAGCATTGACTCAATTATTGAACTCCGTAGCAGCACAACCTCGTAAACGCATATCTTTGTTGGTAGGATAATATTATGGCTAGTCTATTAGATAACATCTTAAGTTTTGGTGCTACTCCATCGTCTTATCTTGGCGATATTGTAAGCCAACAGGATCTGGAAAAATTGCGAGGCAAGGCTGCGTCTACTGGCGCATTTAATGCTTTGATAGGATACCTTGCTACACCAAAGAATCAGCGACTAGGTCTTGGTACTGTCATAGGTAACACTCTCTTAGCTGGTCAACAAGGCGCACAAGGTGTGTATGATCAGGCTGTGTTAGATTACCAAACAAAGGCTAAGATTGACGAGATGAGACGTGCCAAAGAGATGCAAGCCAAGCGTGATGCATTCCTTGCAAATATCGGACAGCCTAATGCTACTCGTCAGGTTGCTGTACAAGAAACTGTACAAGAGCCAGTTCCTCCACAAGAAGGCGCTGTAGCTCCAAACTTCCAAACTCAAATGCCAGCTCCTCAAGTTACTCAAGAGCAGTACTATGATCCTAACGTCATGATGCAGCAAGCGCTGCAAACTGGCGCAATAGACTTGAAGGATTATATAACTCTTACACAGAAGCAGAAGCAAGGCACAAGAATTCTGTCTTCTAAAGACATTGAGAACATGAAGTCTCAAGGTATTGATTTGCCTACTAGTCGTGGACAAAAGTATCAGCAAGACGTTGTTACTGGCAAGATTGATCTTATCGAAGGTACTCTAGCTCCTGAGAAGGCTGACTTCAGAGTTGGCGATACACAAACAATTGATGGCTATGGCGATCCAAATACAAAAATTACTCGTGAGTATCAAGGTAATGGTCAATGGAAAATCATCGGCAAGACTTCTGTAAGGCAAGGAACTGGCGAAGAAGTTGTTGACTACCTAACACCACAGGCTCAGTTGGGATTAGCTAAAATCTATATGCAGACTGGTGTGATGCCACCACTTGGTAGTGGTAAAAATGCTACGTTGGCTAGATCAAACATTTACAACATGGTATTCCAGTTGCAACAAGGCAAGATGACTGACGATCAGATTGTTCAAAGCATTGTAGGCAACAAACAGAATCGTGCAGCAGAGCAGCAGACATTGAAGTCGTTCTCTGGTGGAATTGAAGGTCGTTCTGTTCGCTCTATGAACACAGCGACAGATCACTTGTTTACTCTTGAAGAAGCTGGTAAAGCATTAAATAATGGGGATATTCGTTTATTCAACTCGCTATCTAACAAGATACAAAAAGAAATTGGTGTTTCAGCTCCAACTACGTTTGATGCTGTTAAGAAGATTGTTGCTGGTGAAATTGTTAAAGCCACAACAGGATCTGCTGGCGCACTTGGTGATCGTGAAGAAGTTCAGCAATCTATTATGTCTGCGAACTCTCCAGCTCAGTTACTAGACGCAATTGATAAGTACAAGAAACTTATGGCTGGTCAGTTGCAAAGTCTTGAGTTGCAATTTATTAGTGGCACGAATCGTGGATCTAAAGAGTTCAGGTCAAGACTAAGTCCTAGAACACAGACGTTGCTACCTCCTGCTGCAGACACAAACGAAGCGTCACCAACTCAATTAAACGTAGCTCCGACTCCAACTGTTCCAACAAAGCTACCTCCAACAAGTCCTAATCCAAACGAAAGCGGATGGGTGTTGCAGTTTGACAAGTCTAGTGGTGTTAAGGCTTATGTGAATCCAAAGAATCCAAAGCAATATAGAATAGTTTCAGAATAGGAGCTAACATGGCTGAAAAAAAACTAACGTTTAATCCACAGAATGCAGAGCTTGTTTATCAAGCTGCTCCTGTTGACACATCTGCATTTAATCCTGCCAATGCAGTTCAGATTGATCCAGAGACGATGATGCCTTTTGATCCTGAATTGCCAACAAAGTTATCATTGCAAAAGTCTGCAGAAGCTCAAAGACAATACAACGCTGCAAATCCGCAGTCAACAACAAGCAAGGTTATGGATACTCTTGGTAAGCTGTATGACGAGAGTAAGTTGGCTGGTTTAGCTCCAGAAGTTAATCCTTTGATGGGCGCATTTAACACTTCTGGTGCAGCAACAATGGCAACATCCGCTCCAGTTCGTGCAATCAGTAATGTTGCTTCAAAAGCTACAAATGTAGCAGGTATGCCATTTAGAGCTGCTAGTCAAATTATAGGTGAGACCACGTCTGATTTTGTTAAGAAGGCTTACGAGATAGGCAAGTCTGGCGATAAGACTTTGGCTTCAGCATGGAGACAAGGCAAGGCTGCTGGTTTACCTGCAGAAGAAAAAGGTTTTGGTGCTATCGGTAATTACTTTAGAGCATTTTTCCCAGAGGCTAATGTTGCAGATATATCAAAAGCAAAAGATATGTCAAAGCAAGCTGGCGGTGTGTGGGATGTTGCTAAGAAAGCACAAGAGGCTGAAGCAAAGATTGCAAGAATTGATCCAAGAATGAACTGGGCTCTTCCTAAAGATGCAGCTTTAGTTTTGCCAAGAGAGCTTCAGGCTGCTCAAGGCGGTTCTGGATGGGCAAATGCATTCAGAGCTGGTCAAGAAGCTACATGGCTTCCTAGTGGCAAGACTTTTGTTGATGTGCTTAAAAACCCAAGAACATTACCAAGCATAGTCTCACCAAGACTTCAGGCTAATATTGGCTATGGTACTGGAGCTGCTCAACGTTATTATGGAATGCTTCCACAAGCAACTGATGCAGATTTGTATAACTTTGGGCTGTTAGCGCCCAGAATCAATTGGAGTGAATAATGACACCAGAAGAGCAAAAGGAGCTTCAGAAGGAAGCAATAAAGGAAGCAATTCAAGAGTGGCTGGATAAGCAATTTGTGGCGGTTGGCAAGATAACAGTAAAAGGTATAGGAGCAATGGCTCTGGCTGTTGTTTTCTATTTATGGGCAGCAGCTCATGGATGGACTATTAAGATATGAAAAACTCAATGATTAATAAGATAGTACTTTGTGATAAATGCGGATCTGCATTCACAATGTATCTTGAAGGCGATGAGTCTGTTTGTGATAGTTGCATAGCAGAAAATGAGCTTACTCATCAGTTAATTGATGACGGAGTATTAACTGGAGTTACTAATGACAGTTCACAAACTTAGAGGTACATTGCAGGACTGGCTAGATCACATAGTTGGCAAGAAGATTATTGGCTGCGGTATTGAGGATGAAGAGTTTGTAATTGTTTTAGAAGATGGAACTAATGTCATATTATTTTCAGAAGAAGACCTTAGTCTTGCAATAGAGTTTCCAAAGGAGATTCATTAATGAAAGCTGATTGGAGCAAGTATCCAAACTTTAGCAAATCAGAATTTGATTGCAAGGCTACTGGAGAAAACAATATGCAGCATGAGTTTATGGAAAAATTACAAGCTATTCGTCTTGAGTACAAGAAATCAATGCGAATTATGAGTGGCTTTAGATCAGTAAAGCATCCTGTAGAGGCTAGGAAAACCCATAGCAACGGAGAGCATACTCAAGGATTTTGCGCTGATGTTTACTGTGATAATGGCGCTGATAGGTTCAGATTGATACAGTTGGCTTTAAAGCATGGGATAACTCGTATTGGTGTAGCTAAAACATTTTTGCATTTAGGAATAGGCGGAGTTGGTCTGCCTAATAATGTTGTATGGGAATATCAATAAGGAGATTAGTATGAAAGATTTTATCTTAAATCGTGGTAAAGAGGCTTCTACATGGAGAGGCATTATTGCTCTGCTAACTGCTGCTGGTGTTGCATTTTCTCCAGAGCAAGCTGATGCGATTGTTGCACTTGGTCTTGCTGTTATTGGTGCTGTTGGTGTATTTACTGCTGATAAAAAATGATTAGCGTATTTGCTGTCTTGGATAAACTACTTGATATGCTAAATGCATGGATGGTAAAGCAAGAGCAAAAGAAAGCACAAGAGGCTAGAGATGAAATGGAAGAAAATCCTGCTGATTGGTTTGAGCATCACTTTGATGGGATGTCTTCAAGCGACACAGCAAAAGACGATAAAGCCAACAAAGCCTAAGTTAACCATTATCAAGCGTGAAGATGGTGGTATGTGTTTAGATAGGGAGGATACATCTAAACTTGGCGCATATATCATTGAGCTAGAAAGCAGATAATGAGTGAATCAAAAACGATTTTTGTTTTACCTGATGTACAAGCAAAACCTGATATAGATTTTAGTTACTTGCGATGCATAGGCAAGTACATAGTGCGGAAGAAGCCAGACATCATAGTGTGTGGTGGTGACTTTGCAGATATGGAATCATTGTCTTCGTATGATGTCGGAAGAAAATCATTCGAGGGCAGGTCATACATGAAGGACATATGGGCTGCTAGGGATGCTATGGATGCATTGTTACAGCCAATGTATGAGCATAACGACAGGAAGCGTAAGCATAAAGAAAAGCTGTATAAGCCTGAGATGCATATGCTGCTTGGAAACCATGAGGACAGAATTGATCGTGCGATTAATAATGATAGAAAGCTGGAAGGTCTTATCTCAACTAATGATTTGCCATATCAAGACTGGATTGTTCATCCTTTCCTTGATGTTGTTGTTATTGAAGGGATTGCTTTTAGCCACTACTTTACTTCTGGGGTTATGGGCAGACCTATTACTACTGCCAATGCGATACTTACTAAGAAACATATGTCGTGCTTCGCATTCCACCAGCAAGGAAGACAAATAGCCTACGGAATTAGAGCCGATGGGCAAGAGATGACAGCCATAATATGTGGCAGTTGTTACGAGCATAATGAGGATTATCTTGGAGCGCAAGGTAATAATCATTTTAGAGGCTGCTATATGCTGTACGATGTGCATGATGGCAGATTTGATGAGCTACCTTTGACAATTAAATATCTCAAAGAGACGTATGGGGAATAGCATGGCGCAATTGACACAAAAAGACATTGATAAAATTTTAGGCAGACAATCAATTGCTGATCGTGTGCTTCCTATTCGTGGTGATGTATTGAGATCCCCAGAGCGTGGAATTATTACTGGAGCATATGCAGATCTTCTCCAGCCAGCAGCGAATGCAACAATTATGGGATTCCCTGTTGGAGATATTATGTTTGGAGATTTACAAAGAGGTCTTGATGCAATTAGCCGTAATGCGCCAGTAACATATGGTAATAATTTGCAAGTAGGATTAAGACCAGAGTATGCTGCATTAGCACTAGCTGCAACCCCAACAGGTAAGGCAAAAAAAGTAGCAAAGATGTCGGCAGATGAGGCTAAGGCTTTAGGTTATTGGCATCCTGTTGGAAATGAAAAAAAACTGAAAATTCCAGTTTCTGAAATGACATCAGTCGTTACAGAGCCAACTGTTATGACAACACCTAAAGTAATTACACCAGAAAGTTTGTTTGGTGGGTATGGAATATCAACAAAGGGAGATAGATCTAATGTTGGTATCTTAGAGCAGATAAATGGTCAAATATTAAACAGACCAGTAAATCTTGAAGGTGGGTTCAGATATATGGATGTACAAGATCCATTTAATTCTGTTTGGGCTTCTGCAAAAGGTCATGTAACGCAATATGCTAATAAAGCAAGACCAATCATAGATAAAGGATCTGATGCATATTTAATATCAACTCTTGCTTCACATGGCGCAACTGATTTTAATGCAATGATGACTGATGCTTTGTTTGAGCAAATGAAAAACTCAAAAATTAGCAACAAATCAGTCAAAGAATTTGACTCAGTAATGAGAGAAAGAAGACCTGACTGGGCTGGATTAAATAGTCCTGACGCATTAAGTCAATTAAATTCTAATGGAGCTTTACGGCATACATTCCACGATGTTGTTGAGTTAGATAAATTCCAAAAGGCAGGATTCCCTGATATTGCATCTACCAGAAAGGCAATTACAGATCCTAATTTATTAGACATACCAAATGCATATTCTGGATATAGAATTGGAAGAATTGATCCAAATAACATAATTCTTACCAACCCAGTAAATCCACATACAACATATGATACTGCTATGGGTGGGAACTTAGTTGGAACTTCAGGGGTTCAATTGCCTGTTCAAAATTGGTTTCCAGACTTTTTTGCAGAAAGAAGAGCTACTGGGAAACCAGTATCAGGAGATGCGTATGCTTTAGAGCGTGGAAAACCAGTTCAAAAGTTTGACCAAAAATGGTTAGATCAAATTATGCCTATTTATGAAAACGCATTAAAAGGATTGCTCTAGATCTAATATCTTTTTCAATCTATGGTAAACATTATCTAGATTCTGTTCTGTTTCAATGGTGAATTCTTTTCCTTCTCCTATAGCAGACTGAACAGCAATTTGAATTAAGTAAAATATTTTTTCTAGCTCTATTTCTTTTTCATTCATTTAACCACTCTCCTTTAATAATTTTACTTACGATTTTAATAAAAGTTTATTTTATGATGAATCTGTAAACCAAAAGTTTACTTGTATGTAATTTTTTAAACTTCATTACAAGCTACAAAATTAGCCTGTAATACATTGGGAGATACACCATGTGGACAAAACCTACTGCAACTGAAATGCGCTTTGGCTTCGAAGTTACTATGTACGTTATGAACAAATAATGGACTGGGTAACAGACTGCTATTAAAAGATCCCAGATTAAGTTCTGGGATTTTTACTTTTCGTAGTGATCTCCATCATTACCATTTTGACCAATTACGTCAATTCTAGACTCATTAAAGTTTAGTGGGCATGAAGTCCATGCACATTCTTTTACTGCACTAAGATTCTTGCCACATATATCGCAAAGAATTGCGTCTGGCGCAACTTTTTTCTTTCTGAATATTGCATCAAAGTTAGACTCGAACTTTTCTTGAGCTTCTTTGTTGCCAAAACGAGTCGAAATTGAATCTCCAGTAATATTGTTGTATCCCATCGCAAAATCTCCCTTCACAATCGTGCCATATTAAGACTTTTTAATCATGCCTATGTAATGATATTAAAAACATTAGAAAGGCGCTTCTTCCCACTCAGAATTGCGTATTTGCGCATCCTGCAACTTTTCTTTAGGAATTACAGTTAAATAACACTCTGGTCGCAGCTTTAAGAACTCCAAAGCATCGTTTTTTGTATAAAACCTGCGTATTGGATCGCCTTCGCCATCATGTACAATAAATCTTCTAGAGTATTTCAAAACTAGATCCTATTCCTCTAAATTTGTCTTTCTTTTTCCCCCACCAATCTGGTGGTAAAGGCGCATCCATTTTTCTTATTATGCGCAAATTTGGATTGCTTGCAATTAAGTCATCGTACTTGCCTTTTCTTAAGTCGGAAGCATTTGATCTGCTCTCCATATAATCGCTAGTAATTTCATGGATAGTCTTTTCTTTAAATGGTTTTCCAGTTGCCTTGTACTTGTTCATTGACTTGTAGTTTTTTGGGCTGCTGAATTTAATGATGTCTAGGTATTTATCTTTTACCAAGTCATAACAAACAGCTCTGATACTAGCTTTTGTCATGTCTGGGATATGCGCTTGCAGCTCTTCCACTTCAAGGAACTTTTCTGCCGTAAGTTTTAAGATTTTTACTCTGATCTTATTTGCATTGTAAAGTTGTTCTATTCTGCTCATATATAAGTCTCCGAAAAGGTTGGGTACTCACCATTAGGAGTAGCTTTCCCCATCCAGCGATCAAAAGTTAGTTGTTACTAAGTTTAAAAAAAATGTATATACAGAGTATATACGGCTATTAGAAAGGAATATCCCCTTCTAATTCTTCAACGGAATCAGGTTGTTTCTGATACCCATTAGCTTTTGCTGCCTCTTTAGGCTCTGACAAACCACCTACCAAAGTTACATTAGAGACAACTAGATCCAGCGACTGTTTTACTTCGCCAGACTTGTTCTTGTATTCACGAAGGTTAATCTCACCAGTAACACCAAGTTGATTACCTTTCTTGATGTACTGCTGCAATGTCTCCGCACGTTTACCAAATAGTGAGCAGTTTAGCCATACTGTATTTTGAGACTTACCATAACCAAAATTTACTGCTAAAGACCATGATGCTACTGCTGTCTGCTCTGGTGTATAGCGAACTTCTGCGTCTCCACCAACTCTACCAATTGCATTAAAAACGTTCATTATTTAATCTCCTGTTGAATTTTTGGCATAGGCTCAGACAGTCTGTACTTATCACCAAGTTGTTTAATCAATACCTGTACCTTCTCGTTGTACTTATCAAGCTCACTTTGTGGTGGATTTGATAGGTAGCGAAAGTTCGTAATCATCTCATACATTTGCATTCTCCTTAAGTGAATCAGCATACTTTTTAATTGCACTACGTTCCTTGCTGCCTAGCTTAGACCACAGGAATCTTTTCTGTGAATTATCTGTTATTAGTGAAGCACGATCATGAGCAGCTTCTACATTGCCAGACTCGATGTCTGCAATAATCTCTAGCGCTTCGTTTATTATCCACTCCTTAACGTCTTCTGCTAAGTCTTCGCCAGCGCCAGCATTAGGTGTGATTTGTTGTGTCGGAGCTTGAACTTTAGCTGACTGATCTGACTTCTCTTCAGAGGGAACATCCTCTCCACTATAAATATAAAGTCCTAGACCATGCAATGCAATTGCTTTAGCCAAGCAGCGCTGCATAGCTGTGTTAACTGCGAATGCGTCTGGATTAGTGATTGCTTTGTTGCGATAGTCCATTACTGGAAGTTGTGCAGTCATAGGCTTGCCGAATGCAGTCACAGTACAGAACACCATCATTGTCTCGCCAAACTTTACTGGCTCACCATATGACCAAGTGGCTTCTGGATCTTGCATTAGCAACTGATCGACTGCCCATGCCCATGAAAGGTATGTCAGTCCGTTTTTCTTCTCTGTATGCTCATTAACATTAATGGCACGAAGTTTTTGGTAATTACTCATAATTTCTCCTAGTCAATAAGTTCAATTTCTGGGTGTGCTAGCTGTAGCCAGTCTTCAAATTTTATATCTGATGATAGATGTCTATGCAGATACGCTGAATACTCATCTTCGTATATAGCCATAGCATCAAACCATTTTGCTTTTATTTTATTCTCTTCAATCCATTGTTGCGCACGTTCTATAACTTCACAATACTCTTGTTGACTCATAACATTCTCCGTAAAAATGTACTACAATTGAAATTGTACACGAACTATTTTTAATTGCAACACTTTTAGGGAAAATTTATGAGAAGTAAATATCGTAATAAAATCACAGAGTTAGATGGAATAAAGTTCCATAGTGCTAAAGAAGCCAAGAGATATTCAGAGTTAAAACTGTTAGAGAAGGCTGGCGAAATTAGTGATCTGAAGCTACAAGTTCCGTATCAATTAATAGAGCCTATGCGAATAAATGGAAAGCACTATAGAGCTATTTGTTATTACGCAGACTTTGTATATAACGAAAAAGGTATAACTGTATGCGAGGATGTGAAAGGTATGCAGACAGATGTATTTAAGATCAAGCTGCGACTGATGAAACAGGTTCATGGGATAGATATAAAAATAACTTAAAATATTTTAATAAAAGTATTGCATTTATGTATTACAAGAGTATAATTCTTCACATGGACAGTAATTAACTGTCATTAACTAAGGAGAAAAGTCATGAGAGTAAACGATCCAATTCCAAGCATCCACGATTGGGAAGCATACAGCAATCACCCAGTTATCAAGGCTCAACGGGCAGAGAGCGCTGCTAGATATAAGGCTCACCAAGAAGCAGAAAACAAACGTGTTAATGAGGAGCTAGCTGCATTAGCTACCAAGCACAAAAAAGAAGTTGTTGTTAAGTATGTTGATGAGTACAACAAGTTATTTGATGCAGATAAGCAACGATTCTTAGGTCAAGGTCTATCAGAAGAGTTAGCTCATGCATCTGCTTGCTTCTTAGCACAAGCCAGAGAGAATAAAGAACTCGGCTATAGCAATGACTAGGGAGGTATCATGAGTCATCGTAACCATAGTTTCTGGTCATATGTATTTAGGTCTGTGCTTGTATTCATAGTTGTAGAAATGTTGCTACATGGACTAAGTTACTGGTGGCGCAGGAGACTGCATCGCCAGACCCACAGAAGATTTCGCTAGGAGAAGATAATGGATTGGTTTAAACACGATTCAACAGCAAACTTGGATGAGAAGCTACAAGAGGTGCTGCTTGACTATGGTCTTGAAGGCTATGGTCTGTATTGGTACTGCATAGAGCTTATTGTAAGCAGAGTATCGCCAGAGAACATCACTTTTGAGCTAAAGCATGACGCTCGTATCATTGCTCGCAATACAGGATCTACACCACAGAAGGTAGAAGAGATGATGCGTAAGTTCATACAGCTAGGACTCTTCGAGAACTCTAACGGATCTATCACTTGCATGAAGGTAGCCAAGAGATTAATGACTTCTGCTACAAGCAATCCACAGATGAGAACTCTGATTCAAAATGTCAAACAAAATCATGAAGTTGTAGAAGCGTCAAGACAGCGTCATGACGAAGTCATGCCAGATAAGATTAGATTAGATAAGAAAAGAAAAGAATACATACCACCAATTCCTGCGGAATTGCTATCCGACTATCTTAAAGTTAGGAAAGCTAAAAAGGCAGGAGACTTAACAGAGACTGCATTCAATGGCATAGCTCGTGAAGCAGAGATTGCTGGCATATCAGTTGAAGACGCAATCAAGCATTGCTGCGAAAGAGGATGGGTAGGATTCAAAGCAGACTGGATTAAACGTGAAGAGCCAAAGGTTAAAGAGTCTTTTGGATGGCGCAATGATGACGTACAAATCCTTAAGATTGCAAATCAGCTAGGTGTGCATACATCAGGCAAGTCTCGCTTTGAGATATTGGCTCTTATAGATAAGAAGAGAGGTGTTCAATGAAACTAGGATACCTACTGATAGCAATATCTTTTGCAGCAAATGCTAATTGTCGTGTTGCAGGTAATGATATTGTGTGTGATAATAGTAATACAACAATTAACACTTACTGGATGATTAACAGACCTGTAATACAGCCGATTCCAGTTTATGTTATTAACCAACCTGTGCAGCAATCAGGTCTTGTTGGGATACCACCAGAGGAAGACTTTTTGCTGATTAATCAGTTGGACATTACAAACCTTAGACAAAACTCGGAGATTAGATATGGAAATAGATGAGACAGCATTCTGGAAAGACAATATTGACTGGGAAGCAACCTACGAAAAAAATATTGACCATTTTTGGAACTGGGCTATTGATAAAGGATTTGGTGAGGATTACATTTTAGATAATCAATCTGAACTAGAAGATATGTGGGTTGAGTATCTTGAAGATAAAGATATTGTTTGGGAGAAGGTAAATGAAACCGCATAAATGGGCAAAAGAAATTAAAGCATGGGCTGATGGTGCAGAGATTGAGCAACGCTTTCATGATGAAGAATTATGGGAAGAATTTGACGGTGAATGGGTTGAAGATGAGGCTTGGGAATACCGCATTAAACCACAGCCT